TTTACCAGCGTGACGAAATCAGTGTCGAACTCACCGCGACGATCGGAATGTCTCGTTACGAGCAAGATGATGGTGAAGGCGTCATCACGCGTGCGCAAGTGCGAGACTACTTGATCGACACGCGATCGCTCATCCAATCCGCGATCGGAACGCTGCCACGACGCGGCGACCGGATTCTCGAACAAAACGGTGACACGACGTTCGTCTTTGAGACCATGTCGATCGGCAGCGATCCGCCGTGGCGATACAGCGATCCGTTCCGCGTCAAACTTCGAATTCATACCAAACAAGTGGAGACGATTCCTTGAGTGCAACTGTCCTGCAAATCGCCGATAGCGTTGTCGCTGAACTCAACGCCGCTGACCTCTCCAAGAAGGGGTTCACCGCGACACGATTGTATGTCCCCAACTTCGATCTCGAAGACATGAAGGAACTCCGCGTTTCGGTGGTCCCTCGCGACGTCGAATATCTTCCGCTGGATCGCGCGTCCAACAAGCTTCATGCGACGATAGATATTGCTGTGCAAAAGAAGTTCAGCAAGGGCGACACGAAAGAGATCGATCCGCTGGTCGCGTTCGTCGAAGAGATCGCCGATTACTTCCGGTTGAAGAGACTCAGTTCGTTTGTTGCCGCTCGTTGTATCAAGGTTGAAAACAGCGTCCTGTACTCGACCGAACATTGGCTGCAGTTCAATCAATTTACGAGCTTGCTATCGTTGACGTTCGAGATGGCGAAGTGATACACATCCGCGCCCGAGTGCAATTCACTCCGGGCCAACTGAAAAAGAAAGTCAACGATGCGACATTTCGCTCGCTCGGCCAAGCCGCCGGCACGATTCGGCTCACCGCCAAGCGATCGATCCGAAAACGCAAGAAACCGTCCAATCCAGGGTCACCGCCCAGTTCGCCGACCGGAATGCTCCGCCGCGTGCTTCGTTACGAGGTCAATCGCGACAGGCAAGCAGCGTTCATCGGACCAGTCAATGAAATCGCTGGCCGGCTGTGGAACCTGCACGAGTTTGGTGGCGTGTTCACCAAGCGACGCAAAATGAAACGGCATCGCTTTCGAGTCGGCGAACACGGCCCGATTCGGCAGATCAACTCAACCAAGTTTGCCCGCATCAAGCTGCTTACCCAGGCCCAAGCCAACCGAGCGACGCGGTTGATCGAAGAAGAGAACGAACGCCGAGGAGCAACGAAGCCACGCCGCTATCCCAAACGTCCCTTCATGCAGCCCGCCCTCGCCGCTCATCAAGCACGCCTACCAAAGTTCTGGCGTGACTCCGTTCGCTAGCTCTACCTGTTCAATCTGGATGGAATCGATATGTCAGCAGAAGTTAAACTTGGTCTCGATGCCGTCCTTACGATTGACGGAGCCGAGATTAAAAACGTCAAGGATCTGACGGTCAACCTCGAGAAGGCTGAGGCTGATGCATCGACTCGTGCTAACAACGGATGGCGAGCGACTGTCGGTACGCTCAAAGATGCATCGATCGAGTTCACGGTACTCAACAAAAACGGCGACACCGCATTCGGCATGTTGCAAGGACTGTGGAGCAGCGGCACGCCCTGCGACGTCGGCATCAGTGACGCAGGCGGTTCGCTCACGCTGACCTGCGAAGTGATGAACTTCAATGTCAATCAAAATCTCGAAGAAGTCGTCTCCGCCGACGTAACGCTCAAGCCAACGCAGTCGTCCACCGGCACCGGCATGAACGTCGGCACGTAAGAGACCTGAGACCTGAGGCGTGAGTCCTGAGGTTTCAAATCGCTATTACTCAAGACTCAAGACTCAAGACTCAAGACTTCCTAACATGCAAAAGTTCATTGACCGTCGCGGTCGCGTTTGGATCGTCGATATCGACAACACAACGCTTCGCCGGGTAAAAGCACTGACCGACGTTCGTCTGCTCGATGCGATCGATGGCGATCTTGTGTCACGCATTTCGAGTGATCCGCTCCTGCTCGGGGATGTGCTGTTTGCGATCTGTAAATCACAAGCGGACCAGCAGAACGTCGATGACGAATCGTTCGCCGAAGGTTTGGCCGGCAACTCGATCGATGATGCGTGCAAGGCGCTCGTCGATGCTTTGGTCGCCTACTTCCCGGAGTCAAAACGCCGTCTTGTGCGCAAGGCGGCGGACAAGCAGACGTTGATCGAGACGCGGGGCCTGGCGATGATCGAGCAACGACTGGACGACCCGGCGCTAGTGGACAATGTCCTCCGCGATCTGGAACGCAAACTCGCGGTCGCGACGTTGAACAACTCGTCAACCGACTCGCCGGAATCATCGGCGTTGATCCCGGACCTCTAACCCTGCGTCAGCTGATGCTTATGGCCGACGCCAAGCGTCAGCACGATTGGAACATCGCATCGAGCGTCATGGCGCTCACCGCCGAGATCAACCGCGATCGCAAACGCCGCCGCAAGCCATTCAAACCCGATGATTTTAACCCGTACACGGTCAATCGACCTGTTCCGGTCAAAGCAACCGTTGAGCAAGTCGCGAGTTTGCTCGGTGCCGCTTACCGCCCGAATCTTCCTCAAACCTCAGGTCTCGAGCCTCAAATCCTATGAGTCAAGTCCGCGCCGGAGCCGCCTACGTCGAACTGCTGACCAAGGATGCAGCGTTCGTTAAAGGTTTGCAGGCGGCGCAGAAGCGACTCAACAGCTTCGCCAGTGCGACGAAGCTGCTCGGCACGAAACTGATGGGACTCGGCGTCGCCGCTGCGACGCCACTCGCCGGCAGCGTTGCGGTCTTCTCCAACTTCGATGACGCGATGCGAGGCGTCGCCGCGATCACGCAAGCGACGGGCACGCAGCTTGAATCGCTTCGTAACAAGGCCAAGCATCTTGGCGCGACCACCAGTTACTCCGCCAGCGAAGTGGCGTCGCTGATGACCGAACTTGGTCGCGCCGGATTCAAACCGGACCAGATCGAAAAGATGACCGCTGCAGTCATGAACATGGCTCGCGCCACCGGTACTGATGCGACACAAGCTTCCGGCATCATGGCCGCCACGATTCGCCAATTCGGCCTTGAAGCCGGCGAAGCCACACGCGTTGCCGATGGGCTGACCGCTGCCGCAAACAAATCATTCAACACGGTCGAATCTCTCGGCGAAGCGTTGTCTTACGCTGGACCTGTGGCTGCCAACGCGAACATGAGCCTCGAAGAAACGCTCGCGATCCTCGGCACGCTTGGCAACGTCGGCATCCAGGGCAGTGAAGCCGGCACGGCGATGCGTCGTCTTCTCACTCTCAGTGCCGCCGAATCAAAGAAGTTTCAGGACGTTTTCGGTGTCACGACCAAGGACGTTCAGGGCAACTCTCGATCGCTCGTTGATGTCCTCGGCGAAGTTGCCGCAGCGACCGCCAACATGGGTACCGCCGAGAAGGCGGAGAAGCTCAATGAAGTCTTCGGTTTGCTTGGCATCACTGCTGCCAGTTCGATCGGCAAGAGTGTCGCCGACACTCGTGAACTTTACGGAGAACTGCAAAAGGCTGGCGGTGTCGCTGCGAAAACAGCCGCAGAAATGGACGGCGGACTCGGTGGTGCTTTTCGCATTTTAAAATCATCGATCGAGGCGGTCGCGATCGCGATTGGTGAATCGCTCGAAGGCAGTGTCACGACGATGGTGCAAGCGTTCTCGCGAGCCGCGTCGGGCCTCGTCGAATGGATCGGCAAGAACCAACGGATCGTCAAGATCGCTGCTGCCAGCGCTGTCGCGATCATCGGCATCGGTGCCGCACTTTTCACTCTTGGAAGTTTCGCTGCGGCAGCCGCGTTCGCAGTCGGAGGGCTCGCGTCAATCTTTTCATTCATCGGTGGAGCGATCGGTGTGATCGTCACCGCCGTTGGAATGCTGCTCACGCCGCTCGGTCTCGTGGTCGCCGCTGTTGCCGCACTCGGTGGCTACTTTCTTTACTCAACCGGCATCGCGGGCCAAGCGATTGCCTACCTAAAAGGCGTCTTCGAGACGCTCAAAGCCGACACGCTCGCCGCGTTCGGCGCGATCGCCAACGCGATGTCCGCTGGCGACATCACGGCAGCGACCAATGTCCTTTGGTCCTACCTCAAACTGCAATGGGTCAAGGGCACGACGTTCATCCGGGGCGTTTGGACCGACTTCACTCAATACATCGCTGACGTGTGGGCCGATTCTGCTTATGCGATCGGGGATGTACTCATTGGTGCGTTGTCCGGCCTTGCCAGTATCTGGAACAGCACGCTCGGATTCATGGCCGACGGTTGGACGATTCTCACCTCCGCAATGATGAAGGGTTGGAACTACACGATCGGCTTTCTCACGAAAGGTTTCCTGCGGCTGCATGAACTCGTTGATATTGCTGGTGATGTATCTGTACAAATCGGCGGGGTGTTGATCAATGCACTCGCTGGCGTGGAGACGGCTTGGGTCGAGACCGTCGATTACTTGGCCGACACCTGGAGCGTGTTCGTGGGTCAAGTGAAGTCGATGTGGAATTCCACCGTCGGCTTCCTCAAGAAGGCGTGGATCAAACTCAAATCCCTCTTCGATGACGATATCAACGTCGATGTTGAGATGGCCAAGATCGACGCCGATACGCGTTCCGCCGACGCTGCGGAACAGCAGAAAAAGCAGCAAGCGATCGCCGACCGAATGCAACGCCGGGGCAAACGCAAGTCGGAGATTGAAGCCAGTCGTGTCGAAATGCAAAAGGGCATCGATCAGCAACTCGACGCCCGTCGCAAAGCCCGCGAAGGCCAGGATATCGACGCGGAGATGCGAGGAATCGACGCCGACGTTGCCTCCAAGAACGAGGCGGTTGACGCAGGCACCGCGGGCACGTTTGCCGCAAATGA